TCAGTAATTCATGGCCGTTGTTATTCTGCCATTATTTTCCGCATTATAGGTTTTTCGCTCACCCTTATCATTAACCATTGTGATTTCGAGCTTAAGTGGTTGTTCTGACATTGCCTCTTTAAGAGACTTAGCCAGATTGTCGCCGAGTACACTTTCATCACTTTTCTTACCCGTATCACTCAGAATGATGGATTCCCGATTTCTGTTCTGCGAGCCTGAGAGAATATCAGTTTCATCACTCGGGTTACTAAGAGTGCTGGAGTCACGATTTCCAGTTTGCGAACCTGAGATAATGTCATACCGCTGCTGGGCCAGCACATCCGGATTTCTCTTCCCTGACCACCGATCATCAGTAATGGCGGTCTGGATGGCGTTTAGCAGTTGTTCCTCAGTATAAGGTTGTGCGCCATTCTCATGTTTAATCATGGCTGCCATTATCGTTTTTAATGTTTCCGGATCGTGCAGATTTACTTGCTCTTTGGCTCCATATCCAGTGGCTTTTGAGACGGAGTCAATATATGCACGAGTATTATTCTCTGATTGCGGAGCATAGGTATGAATAATCCCATCCAGAGTATTATTCCCCCTGTCACCATACAACATCAGCTGTCTCGCCATTGCAGTTCTTCCGTCGGCATCATTCGCAAAGGTAGAAAATCCGCCATTTTTACCCGTTGCGTTTGCTGCAACTCTCAAATTACCGGGATTATTATTTCTGAAGCCAATTGCGTTATTCCTTGTTTCCCCGTAAGGAACATTGCCGCGTGCAACGTTGGATTGTGGCTGGCTGATAGCGGATAAGTCATTCTGCAATTGAATCGCAGAATCGGTCGCGCGGTAATTCGCATCGTACCGCTTTCTTACAGCATCAGTCATGAAACCCGCGTCAACCTGCCCACGTTCACTGCGGGGTAAGCTGTTATAAAGTTCCTTATCGTTCTGAATGCGCCGTAGTTTCTCAGCATCATTGCTGTTGATAAAACCGAGAGCATGAGACAGCCCAGTAAAATCACCATTAGTGAACAGATCGGTAACACCTTCAAGGCCGTCTTTGACTGAACCATCCGAAAGAATGGTCTTAAGTGCCTTGTTTTTTGAACGTTGCCACAGACCATCCCAGGATGCGCTGAGCTCATTCATAGTGCCGTTCACTTCACTCAATTGCTGATTTAGTGCCGGATCCACAGTCAGACCAAATTCATCCGATTTCGCCAGCAGCTTTTTCATGCGCTCACCGTCACGCATTAGCGCCAGCAATTCGGGCGTCAGCCCAAGTGCATCAGCGGCGGACTTCTGCTGTTCAGGTCGCAAGGTTGGAAAAATTTTTGCGATAGACTCCAGTGTTTTAAGGGTATTTACTGAACCATCGCTGTTTTTTTGGATTTGAGCACCAATTTGCGCCATCGCTGCCATAACCCCCTCGTTTTTACCACTGGCAGCCTCATTGAATGCTTTGAAAATACCTTCTATTGATGCATTAGCGCTCTCGCTGTCTGCCCCAAGAATACGCATTGCCCCGGAAAGTCGGGTAAAATCGTCAACGCGCATTCCCGCATTTTTTGCCGAGACATCAAGATTATAGGCCTGACGGGATGCCTCCCGAAATCCATAAGCGACCTGTTTCAGTCCGTAGCCGGCAGCACCGGCTAACCCCAGCGCCCCCATCTTCCCCGTGAGCTCCCCCACCATTTTCAGAGGGGGAACCATGTCGCCAATAAACTGCACGTTATCCCGCGCGCTCTTCGACATATTCTCGAGGCGAGAAATAAAACCGCTCAGTCCGTCGGCTGTTTCCTGACCGCCTAACTTGAGCCCTTCTTTAGTTTTATCTAGCTTCGGCTCCAGGTCACGGACAGCCTCATTAATGCGGTCTATAGCCTCGCTAACCTGGTCGCTGGCCACCAGCTCAAAATCAAAAGAATTACTCATCGTCTTCAGGTTTCCTAAGCTTGTTTATCCGGAATGCCTGCGACACCCACCATTTCAGCCGGGCGCGGGTCATTCCCCACGCCCTGTCCTCAGACCAGCGGAAATAGAAGGTGACGTCAGCGGCCATTTCCTGCCAGGTTGTCAGGGCTTCCAGGTCAAAAAACTGAGCAGATACTCCTCACACTTACGGAAGTCGAGAAAATCCATCGGCTGCAGTACGCTTTCACGCGTACCGGAAACCAGCGCAATAAGCAGGCGCATCGCCGCGAGCGACGTTGACGCAGCCTGTTTCTCGTAAAACTGCTCAGCCTGGCTTAGCGTGGGTGCTTTCAGCTCCAGCTGCGTATAAGTGGTCTTCTCCGCAGCATCATCCAGCGCTACGGTTAATGGAATGGTTTTAACGCGTTCAATCTCAGCCATCTTAGTTCTCCGTTACGTCGCGGCCTTCCCAGCGAACATCAAATACTGCATCTTCGCTTTCCACTTCCTGGACGTTGACCGTCCAGAGTGAACGGCCAATGATAGTTTTCCCGTTAGCCAGCTCGGCGATCACGTTGACGTTCGTCTGCTGGTTAAAGCCCTGCACATTCGTTCCGCCACTGTCACGCAGTCGGGCAGAAATGTATGGCGCCACAGGTTTTTCCTTATATCCGTGCACACCATCCATCCCTGTCAGGGTGGTACGGTTTACGGTGGCAGCCTGGTATTTAAACGAGCCCTCCACCATTACCGTCACACCGTTAACAGTGACATAGGCGGTTCCCGCCAGGCGGTTAGTAGTATCACCTGCCATCGTTTAAGCTCCTGTTGATTCAGCCCGAGTGCGGAACTGATTGAGCAGCGCGAAAATGCGCAACTGGTTCATGAGGGTTCCCGGCCACAGCACATCGACGCGGTTCGGATTTTTGGCGTTCTGCTCGACGATGATATTTTTTGCGAATGCCTCCGCATCCTGCGCATAACCGTTCCATACCAGAGTCTGGTACTCGGCAATCTGATCGGCCTTGATAATGTTTGGCGTGACGATCGCCGCGCCAGGTGCAAATCGGGTTCCATCCGCAGCAAGCTTCATACGGCCAAACTTGCTGGTCACCGCTGTGCGCAGGTAGCGGGTCACAAACATCAGGCTGAACAGCGTCTCCACTTCCAGATAACTGTCATCTGCATCGCCATAGCTGTTTTTCTGGTAGGTGGTGATCAGGTTTTCAATGCGCACCGTGCCATCGTCATCGACCGTAAATGTCGAAATGCCGCTGTACAGCAGATTGTTACGCTCGGTCAGCTCAAAGCGATCCTGCAGTTCTGGCGCAAGCACCCCCTGAACAGCGAGCGACTGTAGCGGGCGGCCGGGGTCATTACGCAGACTCACCGCAGCTGCGCCGGTGTAAGCTGCAGACCATGCCCAGGAAGGGGACGGCGATTTATTTACGCCCAGCAGGGTCTCATGCTGGTTATTGCGCAGCTCACCTTTGGTACCGAGCTGGGCGTAAGTCCCGGTGGTGGTACCAAAGGAATGGCCATAAAGCTGCTTGTCCCATGCCCAGCGACCGCCAGTGTCTGACAGGAACTCCTTCATCACATTCAACGAGGTTGTATCGTCGTAAGGGTTGATGATGAAATCGAATGTCCGATCCTGCAGGTTTGCCAGCTCGCCGGTAATATCCGGAGCCCCGACTCCGTTAGACATAGCAGTAATCGTCAGTTCCAGGCCTGCAGGTGTGGACTCGCCTCCAGGTAAGCCGAGGAAGTTCAGGCGAATGTCGATCCCATTACCCGTAGCACCAAGATTCTTCGCGGTCAGGGTTACGGTATCCGTAGTCGCACTGGCGGTTACAGGTAGCGTGGTTTTTGCGTTAATCGCCGCGGCCAGAGAGGTGGCGATCGCTGCCACCGTATCTGTTGCTACAACGGTCAACTGAATGCGCTCACCAGCAATATAAAGGGAGATCACTCCGGTTGCCGTCGGTGCGCTGCTCACTCTAATGGTGCCGGTTGCAGCCACCATGGAATCGGAGTCTTCCTCCAGCGGCAGGATCCAGACTTCGGCTGCGGTATCATTTTTCTGATACGCCGCCATCATGGCCTGCAGAATTCCCCCTTTTCCTGTCAGCTCACCGACGGTATCCGAAGAGGAAACTCGCTGCGGAATACCAGGGAGGGTTGAGCCGGTACTGAGCATCCCACCGATAAGCAGGGTGCGCTGCGTGGCAGTGGCGTTATTCGCCATTGAGTTATCAAACTCAACGAAGAAAAGCCCTACCCGCAGGTTATCGGGAACACGAGCGAAAGGTACGGTCATTCATTTTCTCCCGCTTTTTTAGGTAATGATTGTTTCTCTGGCGCGCCCTCATCCTTTTTAGAGAGGATCACGTCCCCATCGCTCAGACGGCGACGCCAGAAAATATTGTCAGGTACTTCAGCACCCTCTTTAGGCAATGGGATGCCCTTGACGGGGCAGCGAACGCTGAGCCCGTTGTTCGGCTTAACAAACATGGATTACTCCTGAAGATTGAGGCTGATACCCGGTTTAACTGTGCCGTCTGGCATGTCGACCGCAATATCCATGCCCTCAAGGGGAACCGACTGGACAGGATAAAAATCTTCCGGCCCCTGGTAATGCTCTATGTCGATCTCGAAAAGAAGCTGCCCCATATGGGCCTCTCCTTCTGAATCAACATTGATGGTTGAACGAACTTCCGCGTATTTCTGAATATTCCGCGTCAGTTCGTAGCTGTTGATCACCGCGCGCTCCACCTGCTCGCGAAGGCTTTCAAGCGCCAGCTCTGCCCGCATGGCTCCATCATCCACTGTATCGCCGTCATACTCCTGAACGCGCCCAGTGATCCTGACAGTGGTGAGGGTGGTAAAAGCAGGGGTATTACGCCCCTGTGATTTTTTCTGTTCAAAAGGCGTCTGAACCAACAACACAGGATACATATCTGGTGAAGTTGACCAGTCGCGTGGAGAGAATACGCGGTCGCCCGCGCTGGTTGTCCCGGTTAGTGCAGTGACAACCATTTGCCGTATCGCTGCTGAATTCATCGCGGTTTTACCACATTGAGGACAAGACGAGATCCGCCATGACTGTCGGGTTCGACGTTTGACACAACAAATAACTGATTGATGATGTGACCACCGACCGTCTTTATAAATACCCGGTCAGATACAGCAGGTTGCGATTTACCCAGCTTGCGAAATTCAGCATCGCGCACACCCAACATCGGGCTGGAGGTGTTAATTTCTGAATCGCCATCAAGGTTTTCAGCAACCTGCGCATAACCACGGTCAAAAATCCCGTTAATTGTAAAAGGAGTACCGTTACGTGGACGGTACTCGTGCTCATCGCCAAAGACATCATGCAGCGGACTCAGAAGATGAGAATCCCAGTCCACGCCCATGTCATTACCCTGTCGTAACTGAAACTGATGGCTGAGAAGCAAGAACTCGCTTACGAAGCACATCAACATCAGCAATAACGCCGGACTGCAGAAGACGCTCAGCATCTTTGCCGGTTACAGGGATGCGCATATTTTCGCGGTACATCTCCCCGTCATGACGAATGCAATTCCCTTTCAACACCACATACTCCTGCGATTCAGTGTCTCCGGATTTTTCGTCACCACCATCGTCATCAACAGACAATTCGGCATCATCTGTTTTGCTCAAAGGCTGTTTTTTCTGGGTGTTATCGCCAGCATTCAGGTCGTCAACGCTCAGGCCGTCTTTGGCAGATCCTTCTGCATTCAGATCATCAGCCAGCCCGGTATTAGGTTGTTTTGCCATATCAGACCACCGTTGCGCAGAGGGATGCATTTACCCGGCTCGGAATAACCAGCGGGGAGGATTGCATCAGGATAAGACGCTGGGCTGGATCTTCTTTCACCCAGGATTTTGGCGCATAAGCCAGCGGACCGTAGTTGAAAGCCGGGTCCAGGATAACGCCAAATGCGCGGGTACCCATCAGATCGGCACCACTCATAATGACAGCGCCATCGGGGATCATAGGCTTCTCGACGTTGTCCAGCGGGTCAATAAACCAGTCGTTATATAACCAGAGGTCAAAGTTACCCCAGCGCCCTTTATAAATTGCGCCCTTCATTACCTGTGGGCCGGCGTTAATCTGGTTACCAAACGGGCTCAGCGCCGGGAATGTAATGGCGTTATCCTTGATGGTGGTATCCAGTCGGAATGCACGCCATGACTTATTCGTAAAGACCAGATCCGTGGCGACAGAGCCGGACTCTTTCAGGAAAGTAGTCTGCCAGATTTCAATGTCATCTGATGGCTGGGTATTGGTAGCGCCAGCTGCAACGGTCAGTGGCCATTTATCCGAGCCGCTAAGAGTGATGGTCAGATCCGAAGCACGCCCGAAATCCACCACCTGAGTTTCATAGCCCTCCCCGGCGACGGTTACGGTCCCAGACACCAGCGCACTCGCCGCCATCCATTCCAGACGACGGTTGATCATGTCAATCTGGTCAGTCATTTCAAACTGAAGGTTCAGCATTTCGCGCTCGGCAGCGGTATATTCCCCGCCAATACGCTCACCAATCTGGCGGCGGATAGGTTTGCGCAGGTCCGGCGCGCGCTTATCTTTGATGTATGCCGGTTTGAAGGTATTGGTCTGGTATTTACGGGATTCGACCAGCTTACCTTCCACCAGCGGGGAGACGAACGGCGCCATACGACGCAGGCCGACATCAACATCAATCGCCACTTCTTCAGTCTCGTAAGTCACGACATTCGGGAAGAAGCGATCGAGCAGCCAGTTCTGACTGGTTTTCAGGTTAGGAACAACCTGCACCAGCACGCTGGTATCAAAAATATTTTCCATATTCAGTCTCTTGATAGTGCCAGCCGCAGCTGGCAAAAAATTTAAACGAGCCAGCCCCTGCCGGTTAAAGCATTCGTCAGGAGAGCCGTGGGGGAAATCAGGAGGTGGTTACAGGTGCCTGGTCACTGTCTTTCAGGAAGATAGCCAGCGGTCGGAGCGCTTTTTTCAGGTCAGCGGTCGTCCAGGAGTTATCAAAAATAATTCGGTGCTGGTTGAATTCCCCCATCAGATACAGGCCGCCGTTCTGATCGGAAGACGATGCATCAACATCATCAACCAGAATAGCAACGGGTAACTGACTGCCATCTTCAGCCGTTTTCACACATTGCGTGTATTTCCCGCTGGCAGCCACCAGGCCCAGGACAGTACCACGCTTAAAGGCACCGCCCGTAATGATCCCGGTGTCAGTCACCAGCTGGAGCGTGCCAGCGACAAGCTGATCCGGAACAAACAGCGCGCTCTTCATGCCAGGCGCAAACGCATTCTGACCAAACTGATCCATTATTTCTCTCCTCTTGTGGAGTTGTAGAGGCCGGTCATTTTACTTACCAGCGCAGACTTTCCGGTCTCTTTCTGTCCGCTATCCGGATTAAGCCGGACCTGGTGGCTTTCCTGCATACGCTGATCGAGAGAGCGTTTACGGGATGGCTGAGATGCGGCTGCGGCCGGAGCCGAAGAGGCTAGGACATTAATTGCTGCCGCAGAACTCATCCCGGTATTGAAAGCCAGTGACGCGGCCAGTGAAGGATTCGCAGCTGCATGCTTACTGCCGAAAATACGGGCGCAGCGTTTACGCTCAGCAGCGCGTGCATTTTTTACCGCCTTACTCTCTTTGCGATCGTCGTCGCCGTCGTCTTCAGAATCATCATCTTCTGACGCATCCGGATCATCGCCGTCATCTTCAGCATCATCGTCGCGTTCGTCTTCTTCCGCGTCGTCGTCGCGCTCATCATCATCGGCATCATCTTCGCGCTCGTCCTCTTCCGCGCGACGGGCTTTCGCTTTTTTGGCTTTTTTATCCTCTTCTTCCTCAGAAGCGGAAGGGCCAAGACCAATGAGGTGAGCAAAACTAAACGTCTTTTTCTTTGCCATTTCAGGCTCCTGTTTTTTCAAGTAAGTTTTTGAACGCAGCGTCAGGAGGACACACCTCATCAGCCAGTCCAATTTCAACGCCATCAGCAGCCATAAAACAGGCGGCCTGGGTACTTTTTATAACCTTTGCGCTAATCCCCCGGTTTCTGGCAACAGTGTTCACAAACAATTCGCCCATGGTGTTAATGTCCTGCTGGATGGCGGCCAGCGCTTCATCTGACAACTCTCTCAGCGGCGAACCTTCAGCCTTGCGGGATCCATAGGTGATGATCGTAACTTTAAGACCGTCATCTTTAATCCGCTGCGTCCAGTCAAGGTGCATGGTGATCACACCCACAGAACCCACTCCGCCGGTGCGCGGAACAGAAATCCGGTCCGCTGCACTGGCAATGGCATACGCAGCGGAATAAGCGCTTTCCGTCAGAATGGCATGGATAGGCTTTTTCCCCCGGGAGCCGTAAATGACATCAACCAGATCGAAGCATCCAGCGACCTCGCCGCCGGGTGAGTCGATATCCAGGCAAATGCCCGAAATGTCGGGATCTTCCATCGCAGTAAGAAACGCCTGACGAATGCCGTCATACCCTGTCATTCCACTGTACGGACGCAGACTGCCCAGTTTTTGCACCAGCGTTCCGCATATCGGGATGACGGCGACACCCAGCACATTGTCATAACCCGGATCACTACGGGATTCACGTCCCCGGTTATCGTCATATCCGTACCAGTCATCCTCCATGGCAAGAGAAGATTCGATTTTACTGATACCAAATCGGTCCATTACGGATGCCATGATGACTTCGGCTTTACTCGGGTGCAGCGCCAGCGGGGTGTTAAATAATCGCTGGGCCAGATGGGGTAGATTCACTTTTCCTCCGGATCGGTAATGGTCTGGCTCGCAAACTGGTCAGCCTGTGCCCAGCTCGGAAGCGGTAATCCGCGTTTAAGACATGACTCAATTTCTCTCTGGCGCTGATCAAGCACTTCTTCCCAGTCTTCACCGACGTTTTCACCCACCTCAATCTCGAGGGTGGAAAGTCCGGCATCCAGACCAAGAATGGCGCCTTTTTTCTCTGCAACCGGATCCACCCAGCCGCGCCCTGGCCCCATCCAGCGCGCGCGAGAATACGCGGCTCTGGCGTCAACAAAATCAGGTGCGCCTGCGGGCAGGGGTAAATCCTCATTGTCGTGAACTTCTTCAACAAAGGCGGTGAGAATGGGCTGAGCGAAGCCGGTAGAAAAATCGTCCCGGCGGCGAGTCAGTGTTTTCCATGCCTCCAGCAACGAGGAGCGTGCAGAACTGTAGTTAACGTCAGACCAGTCCTGGGTGACCTGCTGTGGGGACAACCCTGTTCCTGAAGAAAAATTACGGAGAACAGCAGATTCGAAGACTTCAAAATTGCTGTAGGGCCGCGCCGCGTTAACCGTCGTGATTTTCTCACCAGGATAAAGAATGGGCATTCGGGCACCATTCTGAAGTGTCAGACGCCGATCGTTATGGAACTCAACACGCCCGTCCTGATAAGTGCCTAACTCCGACTCGTCATAGGTCTCGCCCAGGGCAGACTGAACCATCGCAGGGTCATAGGGTGACTCAATGTAAGCGGCAAATATGGCATTAAGAATTGCTGCCTCAAGCTCACTCTGGTCATACTTCACCAGCATTTTCAGACGCTGAATAACCGGAGTCAGGATGCCGTTACCGCGGTGCTGCGCGCCACGCTCATGATCAAAATCGTGAACCACATGCGGGCGGCCCCAGTCAGTTTCACGCGGGATACGCTGCCACGTCATGGTTTTAGCCCCGCTCCACCAGTCACCGATATGGGCCTCCCTGATGTGGTAAGCAACCGGCGCACCGTCCGCATCAATTTCAACGCCACCACGGACATTTGGCATATCGAAATTCTGCTGAGGATTACTGAGGCGGTCAGGATCGACAATCTGTACCGTGGTGGCGTAACGCCCTCTTCCGGGACCAAGCCTGTCAGTTCTGTACTGGAGAATGGCCAGAGCATCCCCGTCAATAAGCTTATGACGAAGTCCCAGGCGTAACATCTGCGACACGGTGAGTTTTCGTTCAACATCACAATACCGGCCAGGATCGTTACTCCAGGTCCGCCAGTGCCCGTCCAGTGCTTTTCCGTACTCTTCCGCCCAGGACGCATCAAACGCCTTGTTTCCGGTGATCATTCTGAGAACACGGTAATCGGGTTTCATGATGGGGCGGAAGTTGGCACCAACCGCATTATCCAGCAGACGTGTGACCGCACCGTTTGCCCAGCCGTCATTACGGACCAGATCGCGTGCGCGGGACACGATGCGATCCCGGTAAATGTTAATTTCATTGTCCGGGGACCACAGCGCGGGTTGCCAGTTCGCCAGTTGATCGCTGAAAGAGTCAGCTGCGTCATAAGGTACGCGGCTCCCCCCCACCAGCATAGAGGGACGCTGCTGTCGCAACGGCTGCCCATCAGAGCCCAGTATCTGTACTTTATTCATCAGAATCTAAACCTCGCTGGTTTCCGGGGACGAGAGATAATCCCCAGTTGCGCCTGCAGAAGTTGAATCAGGGCCAGCAGATCAGCCAGGGTGCTTTGCTGATAGGACACTGATCGCGTCCCGTCTCCCTGCGTATAGGAAAACGAAACACCGTGGCTCCCGGTTGCTAAATCAATGTACGCCTGCTGAGCTTTCGCAAGCGCATCCCTGAGCTGATCGTCAGTCATTGCGCCGGCAAGCAGGCTGGTGTTCCGGTTGAACATGATTTTCCTTATTTCGGCAGGAGTTGCGATATTCGCTTACGTTTGACCGGCGCTGGTTCTTCAATAACCGCACCCGGCAGCTCGTAATTGATTTTTTCTTCCTGTCCAACTGGCGCTGGCAGGAACTTATCCGGATCGGCTTCGAGGTTGGCGGCCCGGACGTTGAGTTTTAACCCCATATGTTTGAGACCGCACAGCGCGGCATAGCTGTAAACGAGGCAGTCAAGCGCTTCGTTAGCTCGTCCTGGTATTGCTTCCCAGATACTGTACCGCTGCCCGGAAATGACTTTGTAAACCAGTCGCTCCGCCAGCAGCTGATTGAAGTACCCGAGATCGCGATCGTCAGGAAAATGCATATAACCCGCAGCGGCGGCGCCAGGTTTGGGTGGCTCAAGATGCAGGCGACCGCGTATCACGTCTTTCGCTGAGTTAACCCCCAGAATGACAGGGCGGAAACTGGCTTTGCTTTTCGATGATGGTCGTTTGGTCGGCCAGACAGGATTGCGTTTACCTCCCTGTGCAGACTCCCCCTTAATTGCCCAGACACGACGGCCAAGACGCTCTTTGGCGAATTCGTATACCTTCTGCGTATGGTGGCCACCGGAGTCCATGCACGTTGCCATGATATTCAGGCCGCGCCCGTCACCACGTCGCCAGATCTGTTTCAGGTATGCATCCAGTCGCTTCCAGGGTTCTTCCGTCTCAAGGTCACCATAAATAACGTCATGCGCGACCGACCACGATTCTTCATCTCTCCCCCAGCCGGTGATCGTAATTTCGAAGCGATCGTCCTGGGTATCAACTCCAGCTGTTAACAATGCCACCCCGTCCGGAACGACGGCCGGAAATATTTCCCGGCGCGCCAGCAGAACATCAACAGGGAGCTGTTTCCCATGATTAGGTCGGTGCGGAAGCCCCATCTGGGTATTCCACCACGCCTGTTCCTTATCCGGATCGCCCTTCGCATCGATATATTTTTTCGCAATATCCGACGGCTTATCTTTTTGCCAGGGGCTGAAAAGCTTGGATGCCTGGTACCCCGCGTGGTGGTTATCGACTGCCTCCTTTCCACAGGAGGGGCAGATTGCGCGATAGACCGCATGCCGTTCCGACTCTGACCATTGCCAGACCTTTTCAACGCTGCCCTCGTCTGCCGCCCGCCAGGCAAGGTCATAATCCATCAGCGGTGAGTGCCGCTCCCCGCAGCACTCAAATGGGCGCGTCTGATGCCATCGAATAGTGTGCAGAGCTCTGAGGCGCTGTCCTTCGGACCAGCCACTACCACAGCATTCGCAATAGAGCATCGCCGATTTAGTCAGGTGTTTATCTCCCTCTTTCGGCCACTGAACGTGTTTGAAAAAGTCGGGGAACTGGCGGTGGCCACAGTGCGGGCAAACCACAGATGCCCGGCGCTGATCGGAGTCGGCGTAGCTGTCAGCAATGCGGCTCTCATCCTCCACCGTCGGCGAACAGGCGCGTACAGACAGCCAGGTCAGGCCAAATGTCGCTGTACGCTCTTCGGCCAGCGCAATTGGATCGCCTTCGCGGGTTATCGGGTACTTGTCCACTTCATCCGCCAGCAGGACACGAATCGGACGACGCGCAAGGTTATCAGGGCTACCAGCACCCGCCAGCGCCAGAAATCCGCCAGTGAATGCCTTGTAAAGAATGGTTTCTTTCGAGCTTTTCTGTTTCGAATCACCGATGATTTTACGCAGTACCGGCGTCACCCTTACCAGCGGGCTAATACGCTCTTTCGAAAACTGTTCAGCGGCTTCTTCTTTCGGCTGCAGCAGCAGTATCGGACAAGGATCGAGGTGGGCAAAATAGCCAAAAAGGTTTTCCAGCAGTGCTGTCTTCATCAACTGGGTACAGCACATTACAGTGATGATATGAACCCCGGACTCCGTCGCGGCAAGCATCGGTCCGCGGGCAATTTCTACCGTCGATGTTTCCCAGTTTCCCGAAGTGCTCCCAGCCTCTTTTGCCAGCTTACGATAGTCATCTGCCCACTGCGGCACACTGATACGCGGCGGGGGTGTCCAGCCTTTGCGGACGCTTAATTCAAGACGCTCAATCTTCTGCCGGGTTAAACTCTGGCTCTCCGAGGACTGAGATGTGTTTGTGGACATGTTCAATCAGCACCTCTGTCATCCTGTCCGCCGGTACATCCAGATCAGCAGCCATTAGCGGCGCCACCCTGGACGGCCAGTTAAGCCAGGCATCACGCTGTTGGCGAAAGGCGTTGAATAAAACCTCCTCGGCTGCTGTCAGCTCAATAAGCTGGCCGCTGTCTTTTTCATACTGCAGCTTTGCCTGCAGGGCCATGTAATTCTCGCGGATACGTCCCGCTTCCTCTCTCGAAAGATCTGCTCCTTCAGTGAGCATTATCTGGCGGACAGTTTTATTGATTTCATCACCGTCATCATCGTTATCGCTAACGACGGGAGTTTTCTTTTTCTTCGCGTTCGAGGCGCGCGGGTCTTTGCCATCGCGGTTTTTCTTCAATGCCGCATCGCTGGCCTCTACGTCAATCAGGTCTCCGTCCATCACAATGAAGCGCCCGGCTTTAATCCACCGACCAATTGTTTTGCGATCCACACCTGAATGTTGTGCGTACTGACTCTGGTTCATCGTGGTCATGGGACATCACCTGGGACATTTTCTGGGGTGGGACATTCGCCTGGGACATTTTTGCCATGTCCCACCAGAATGTCCCACTGGAATAAACTGGAATAGCCAGAGCTGGCGAGGTGTCCGTAATGATCGCCAGAGGTGGGACATGGGACACAAATCTGAAAGTTGTAGCTAGGAAAACACCGCGGCGCGCAATGCCCGTACCTTACAAAAGTCTCAGGAAGGACCCATTTTTTTAATGGCTTCGACCATTCGCTCCGACTATGATTATTCCTATTCAATACAAGGAGAATGTAATGGGTAACAATATAATCAAAATAACTTTCGTAGCCGCAGTGCTGGCATCACCAATTGCTCATGCCCAGTGGGTAACTAATACTGAAGATGACCTTTTCTCTGGTGGTAAGAAAGCAATGATGCTTGGCGAGGTTTCATCCGACAATGGCGCCATTGTGTTTGACTGCACTAAAGAAAAGCTATCGGCGGCATACGTTGAAATGGATAAAAGCACCGAATCACTATCAGAGGTACCAATGGACCTGATAATGAAGGTCGACGGGAATACCGCAGTGAAGCTCGATGCTACCCTTTCAAGACGTAATGTTCAGAGCCTCCAGATTCAATCGGATGACGCGGACCAACTAAAAACAGTGCTTAAGCAGCTTCAGGGGGCGAAATCCAAAGTGTTAGTTGGTGTGCAAACAAAGGATGGCGGAAACCAGCATTCCATGTCAGCCAATGTTTCTGGATCGACAACTGCAGTAAACAGCTTCATAAAAGCTTGCGAAATTAACTTATAAGTTACTGCTTTTATTTTGCCGTCCTGATGGCTTCTGCTATCGCCTGATTTAAAGCAGACGGTAGCAGTGCGTTCGCCATGGTACGGGCCCTATCCATATACCCCAGCACTGGAGTCACAGGTAGCGCATCACCAAACCGGATCAAAAGCTTTGGAGAACGCTGTTTACGTTTCGGTCTTCGCGTCCCATTAGCGGAGCGCTTGGCCCGTCGCTTCTTAGCTTTCATCGGTTTCTTACGCTGCCAGACAGCGTTAACGCCATCCACCTCACCTACGAATACATTTTCCTTTGCTTTGAGCTGAGAGAGCTTATTACGCGGCAGGTTGCCGTATTTATTAAGCTTTATGTCTTTCGGGTTAAGCAAAGCACTACCATTAAGCTTGTGCTCTCCGCCGAACTCGAAGGGTTCAAGGTAACCAGCAGCAGTATCACGAACAAACACCTTCGCACGAAGGCTGTTTTTCCTGGCACCAACTGACCCAACCGATTTAACTGTAAAAGGTGTTGGATTATCCAGATTCCGCTCAAATGCTGTTTTTTGGGCCGCTTCTATCTGGCGAACCACTTTAGTCATAGCCTGGGCAGTCGCAAACGGTATTTGCTTCTGCAGCTGTCTTAACTGACTGGAAAGGTCCTTAAGCGTTGCCATATCATTGACCACCTAGTTACAGTAATTAAGATCAGTTTGCTCATAAAGTTGACAATAAAAAACCGCCCGTAGGCGGTTAGTCGAACATTTTATCAAGTTGCTTAGCTAGAGCTCGGTTAAACAGCTCCTTCGAAACTGTCATCAGCGTGCCCATACTGGCATCTTTGAATCCGGTTTTTAATGTTGCCCAAACCTCTTTGTTACGGAGAGCATCCAAGAAGTCATGCCCCATCGCGGTCAATCGCAAGGGCATTACAGCCCAGTGAGTCATTCCGTCTAAAGACTGAATAGCACCAAAGCCGGGCTCTCCATCACTCCTGATAATCAGCCCTCTATCCTCAAGCAAACGCATATGAAACACAAATGTGTCAGTTTCACAATTGAACCCTAAATCCTTTAATCGAATAATATCGGTATCAGGTGAATCCGATGCCTCGAAAGCCTCGAGCAAACCTTTAAGGTATTCTTGATCTATTTGCATAACCCCTCCGTATGTAAAAGGTTAATTTAACATCAATTTAAGCACTGCTCTTTGATGTATTCCTGCAAATATCCAACCTGTTTCGTCACTGTGACGATTCGCTCTCTGAGGGTGAAATAATCCCGTTCAGCGGAGTCAGTAAGTCGGGGGCCGGTAACATCGCCCAGGCCGCCGGTGCTGGTCGTTCCGTTCGCGGGACAGTTTGCGTTGAGCTGCAGCCGCTTACGGCCAGCAATGACATCGCTATGCAGACGCTCAATGGTTTCTTTCGCATCAGCCAGTTCTCCGGTGTATTTGGCATCCAGTGCAGCGACATCACGCTGGCGGGTCTGCATGTCTTTAATGGTGGCGGTCGCCAGGAGGAGTTTCTCAGTGGCCTTATCGCGCTGGTCTCTGTAAGTGATGGCGTTGTCGCGGTAGTGGTTCACGAAGAAAGCCAGTGCGCCGATTAACGCCAGCACCAGCAACTGCAGCCAGTAACGCTTAACCAGTGCGCTAATCATGACAGGAACAGAGCTCGCTCTGCCTCCCGCCGACGTGTCAGCCCATTCAGCACCTTCCCACCAGCTTTATTCCAGCGCAGGAACTCATCGGCTGCACCAGCGTAATCTCCGGCGTTGAGTTTTCGCAGGAGAGTCGATGTCGACAATGACCGCGCACCGAGGTTATACGTGAACGACACCAGGGCATCGAATTGCCCCTGAGTCAGGCCAACTTTAACCAGTCGTGACACGTCACTTTCGTAACTGACCATTCCTGTCTTCAGCAGGCGTTCTGCCGTTTCCTGCTTAATTGTCATCCCGGCACGGATTGGTTTCCCGTCGACGGGCTGAGTCCAGCCATAACCGATCGTCCAAACGCCGACGCTGTCCTGATAGGCAGTGAGCTTGCAACCTTCGAACTCTTTGATCAGGGCAATGCCTTTATCACTGGTTTGCATTCTTCATCCCCGTCAAGCGTTCCCAGAAATAGGTCAGAGCCACTGAACCCATCGCCCCGCTAATGCCGGACGTGACAAGGATCATGTGAAAACTCAACCCACTCTCCACGCTTATCAACCCGCCAATCAAACCGGTAAAGCCGGAGACAGCGATCTGTGCCAGCGCGTTTATCCAGCTCCATTTCGCTTTATTCTGCTTTACGTCGATCAGGTAGCGAACTAAACCGCCCCAGCATGCAATGCCGAGCAGGACTAACCAGGACAGGCCTACAATTTTGTGGTCGTCATTCATACGCTTTGCCATATCACCTCCGAAGGAACGGGGTGCTGTTTGTGTAGAGTGGAAGGATGCCAGGAAACAACGACCGGACATCGCAAATAAAAAAGCCAGCGACAGGCTGGCAATGTGAGGGTAAGGCAATGTCGGCTCTCTGGCCGAAGGGTCCCAGGTAGTGGGTTCTGTGTGCTGCGTACCGCAAATAAAAAAGCCCCGCACGATGGCGAGGCTCTTAATTCTTTGTCGACCTACGAAGCTATGGCGACGATATCAGATTTACATGAAATATATGCGTTTCAATCCAGTTTTGCAAGACTTGAGTCTAAATTTGTCGCCTTTTGTTGTGAACGTGATCGCGTAACCTGCAATAAAGCCCCGCTATCCAGTCGCAGGAAGATGCTGCGCATCTCAACCCAGCGGTCAGTAAAGGTCTCTGACCAGTTTTTTGGCGTTACGCCAACCAGCGACGCCAGCGCCTGATATTCGTACGTCTCACGCCCTGCCAGCTCTGCTTTCACGTCCTGAGCCGCGAGCCAGACAAGCTTCTTCAGGCGCTCCATCGTTTTGCCGGCTACCTTCTTCGCGCCGAGCTGCTCCCGGAACTCTGCCCACGCCCATTGAGTGATTTCCACCTGATAGCACCAGCGCACGTTCTCGCTATAGTTCCATAGCAGCCACGCTTTCTGGTGTTCTTCGAGTGACATCAGTGCGCGGCGCCACGATGCGCTGGAGTATTCAACCGGCTGCACCAGGGGAATATGCGAACCCTTGGTATGCGACTGCTTGCCCGGTATTGGCGGGTTATCCAGCGTAATCATTTCCCCGGTCACTTCATCCAGCACTCGAGGCTTTTTACGTTTAAACGTTCCCGTATCGAACTGCGCGTTTTCAAGCCACGCCATCAACTGCCCTTTCGTCGCACCACTTAAATCGGCGGTGGCCACCATCAACTGCTGGCGCACGTATTCGAGAAATTGAGTATTCATACTGCACCGCCTATGGTTTTGATGTAGTTCTTCAGTATTCGGTAATCCGTCAGCACGGAGCCCGGAAAGTGGTATAAGCGCAATCGTTGCCAACGAACGCGGAGGTGATCGGCAAAATAGGATTCGAATGTCATGCTGCCTCCTGCTTTTTCAGCGCGCGCAGGTCAGCCAGCGCGGTCAGTCTGATTTCCTTCAGTTCTTCAATAGTCCAACGATGCGGAGCGTTATTGTTCTCGAGCGCTAGTACCAGCTCTTCGCCATAACGTTCCACCAGCGCGGCTCGGTATGCTTCGATATTCCCGGATTTGTAGACGTTGCAGACATCACACTGAAGATGGATGTTGAAGCGAGTGAAGCGCAGATGCCCAGCGGCTGCCGTAGTCCGATAATGGCCAGCATGCCAGGCGAACGCCGTTTTAGTTCCGCAGGAAATACAGCCCCGCCCCTCCGCCAACTCCGTCTCGCGGCAAATGTCATTTACGGCACGCTGCGTCAGGTCAATCCAGTGCTTCAGCGGCTTAACTGCAGCTTTACGCTGGCGCCAGGCTGCACGTTCTTTCTTCTCAGTGGCGCGCTGCTTGGCAGACTCTTTGCGTTGTGCAGCCTCCCGGGCTTTTCTGGTCTGCTCTTTCCCGACGGCGCTGGCGCACTCATAACCGCAGACGGTCTGCGTGTCGCGTACTGGATTGAACCACTGGCGGCATTCCTTGTTGGCGCACTTCCGGCGCGGTAACTTAGCCATAATCACCCCCAGACCTTTTGTCGAAAGGTTCTTGGTGTACGCGCCGGATGCTCGCATTCAGGCAATTTTGCGCTGATAGTCCAGGTGATGTTGTCGCGATTCAGGCTACGTTCTACCGTGGCGCCACGACGACGGTAACTGGCCACCAGCTCGTCGGCCTGATCGGTTGTGCATTCGTGATGGTGGAACCAGGAATATTTCATCGCCATCACCCCGCAAAGCTCATGAGCTGCGATGCGGCGTTTTCCGCTTCACGCTGGTCCTTGAATGCCCGGGACAATACCCAGCGCCACAGAACATCGAGCGCGGCTTTGTACAGCTGCTGGAACTCGGTTTCGTCCATGTTGGCAAAGGCAATGCTGCGGGGGTGTTTGCGAAGGGTGCCGTCGGGAAGCTGTATGGCGTCGTAGTGGCCAGACTCGATGATCACCCATGCACGATATGCGTCATAGGATTTGCAGATGCTGATACTACCGGCGCGCTTATCGGCGATGCGGTCCAGATATTGCTCAGCAGCATCCAGGAGTGCTGCTTCACTTCCCGCGAATGAGGCAAGGAACTTGGCATAGCCGGTTACCAGCTTGCGTTCGTTGGAGGAGATTGCCCCGCCGGTGGGTTCCCAGTATTCGAAACCGAGATTGAGTAACGCGAAGAAACGACGGTGAAAGGCCGGGTTGCGTACCTGCCGGAACTCAGCCACCAGTACGGAGCCGAGTTTGATTTTTGATTGCAGTAAATCACTGGTCTCCGGCGTAGCGGGGATCAGGATTCCTGAGGAATGCTTGATGAGTTGTAGTTCGTGCGCCATGGTTTCTCTCCGTGGCGCAGTAGGTTACGGTTGTTCAGACCGTTGATTTCATATTATCAGAAGGTGGGGTTACCCGGTAGCCGAGACGGTGAATAAACTGCATAAAACCATTAGGAGTAAAGACCTCTTCATCATCCAGCAAAGGCCGCATAGAAACCATGCCATTGACGCGATAAATTAGATGCCTGCCCGATGAAGGAAAGCTAAACACCACGCAGCCGTCAGACCTTCTTACAATGTCATACCAGTTGTCTTCTGACGTTTGCAAAGCTGAATCACTCACATTTATGTTCTCCCTTCGAGCGACTAACAGACGCGATTAAAGATTGTCGGCAGCAGCATCAGAGGGTTACGCAAATTGCGGTATTCTGAAAAATGCGCGCCAGCCTTAAGCGCAATTCTAATAAAACCAGTCGTCAGCGCTTTCCCAGGTATCCTGGAGGATTGATTCAATTTTCTTTTTATCGTCCTTGTCACCACCAAAAACACTTAACCCATCGGCCCCGGCACGGCGGATTGTGAGCCTGCAATTGTCATAGTGATCATTCAGGCGCTTAAGCAGTTCTTTCTCCAGTGCTGGTACTGCGCCTTTAGGAAGTTCTTTCATGCGATCAATGGTTAATTCAACTTTCATAATGGCCCCCATTGCATTTACTGTGTTTTTATACAGTATACCTATGCGCGGAAATGATCAACGTTTTAAGAGCACAAATTGTTAATTTTCTGTCAGTATTAAAAAAAGAAAACCCGCCGTAGCGGGTTGAATTAGCAATGTTTTATTACGCCGCTATTTGTTTCTGCTGACAAAGCTCCGGCAAATTAGCACGCACCAGCGCCTCAGCGAGCGCTGGAGGCACAGCGTTACCACAGCGCGCTACCAGAAAGAAAAAACCCGCATATAGCGGGTTTATTACAAGCTTTGAGTCAAACCAGTTGAAGTAGATTTCTTGGATTTGACAGTGGGCGGTTTACCGAGAATAACTCCCTAACCAACTCCTGGCTTAAACCAGTTTTCATGAGAATGCTCATCCATGTTGCATCATCCAGCATTTCAATCGCCTCAGCTAACATACTCGGTTCTTCCGGGCGAATAAATTCATCTCCTGGTTCAACTTTCGTATATCCTTTAGAGTTCAAATGCATATAACCTGTTCTTGCCTGCTCCTGCGTCAGCAGGCCTAGAGTTGTTGCTCGGTAAATGCACATTTTAAGACTAATCTTCCACCGAAGCTTAAACTCAACTAGGGCGTTCCAATCGAACTGTCTTCCTCGTATACGGGGAAACTCTTTAATAAAGGACAATCGAGGAACTAGCAACGCGCTTGAAAAACGATCCGCTTGCGATTCAGTCACTTTATCTCCTGTGGTTATACCTTCGTGCATAACCAAGTGCCCCAATTCGTGACCTAAATCTGATCGGAATCTGCATATACTCTTTTTGACGTTATTTCGGATGATTACTGGCCTGTTGTTATGAACAGTAAAAGCATCTACGCGGTCATCCACTCCTGTCACATGAGCAACAATAACCCCCAAACTCTCAGCCAGTTTGACCATTGAGGATATAGGTCCCAGCCCTAAGTTCCATGCTCTTCTGCAGTCTTCCGCTACACGTTCAATATCATTTGGAGTCAGCAATTCAGCACCGGGGTGCTCAGGTATGAAAACATCAGGAAACTCGATTTCTCCCTCAACGGCAGAGATTATAATGTTAAGAATCTCCGCCCTTGCCAGAACACTATTGGTTAATGTTTGGGTTCTCGATTTTTTACTCCGAAAATGGCAAACATCGCTTTCTAAAGCATATTTTCGTTCAGTAAATAGGAAATCAGATTTAATCATCAGCGCAGATGAGATTAATTCTAACAACTGTTCTGATGGTTTAAACCCTTTTTCCAATTTGCTAACGAATTGTTTTGTTTTACCAATTTTCTCCGCTAACTCTTCGCAGGAGAGCCCAACAGCCATTCTGGCTAATTTGAGCTTATCCCCACGATACTCAGCAAAGTCATTCACTTGATGTTCCATTACTGCTCACATCCAAATCTTGATCTTTTTTACGGCGGCGAAGAGAGGCTTTGCCAATCTCAGCTTCATCCGGAAGAGTGTTGGTATCAAGAGACATAAGCGGCGCTGAAGCAGTAGATTGGTGTGAAACCATACTGATCTGGGCACCATATGCGTTAAACCCAACTAAAGCCACTTCCCAGCGAGGCAATGTTGATTCCAGCTCGCCATCTTCTTCATCGGATAAAAATGGTTCGGCGATGATCCGCCATGTAATATCTTGCTCGGCTTCAGTTTCACCGAACAATGAAAGTTGCTCATGCTCCACCCTATTTCGAAGAAGGCGATGCTTCTTCTTCGGGTTATTAATGCAATCTTTGGAGAACTGCAGCGGCACTTTATTTAACGCAACCACATAATCCAGTCCCTTCGAAACCATTTCCAGACCCGGCAGTGTCCCTTCACTTTGAATCAAATGATTTCTGACCCAATCATAAGCCCTTACACCTTCGGACCAGTTACTGTCCAGTGTGTGTTTGTGGTAGTACAATTGCTCGAGTACATTAGCAATTTCCGCTAACAACTGACGAACATTGCTTTCAGCAAGGTAAGGCTGAAATTCCCAACAAGGTGCTAACTGGTTGTCGCTCATTTCAAGTTTCGCTTTTTTTGGAATTCGTAAACCATATATTTTCGCATTTTCTCGATTTTGTCAACCAAGCAACCAAAATCATTTACCGAAAATGATGATTAGAAAGATCCCGCTCATGTCGCATGAGTTGATTGCTAAGCAACCAAATACAAGCCTGACTGAGCTAGGCAACCATAGACTTGGTAATGCTACCTTTCAGACATAAAAAACCTCTAACTTAGAGGCTTTTATTCGTTTGCTATTGGAGTTAAACACTTAGCCGTTGATGTCGCCGTGTTCAATCATACCGAACCATTCAAATTGCCCAATCGAACGTAGCGCGCACTGTCTAATTTTTTCTGCCTCCTCCGAATACTCATTAAACCCGGGAATAAATTCAAAATTACAGCAGCAAGAGCCTGAATCATAGAAGACACTTTCAATACATTTTACAAGCCCAACTGAAGCTACATAGTAAGAAAAACGTAGCATTTGAGACAGTTCCATCGCAACTCCATGCCTACTGGTAAGCGGGATCCCGAAAGCCTCAATTCCATATTCATTCATTTGGCCTTTTTCAGGCATTATGTAAGACATAAGGACTCCTTATTATGTTCATAATGAATTAGGGTTCAATTATCCATAAGAGTCTACTTGATGTGCAGACGCGGCTCACCATCTTTCGGCTCAGGCCATTCGCGCTGTTTGTTAACCGCCAACTTTTCTACCATCGCCAGGGTAATCTGCTCATCACTGATACCGGCACGACGTTGCGCATCCCATAACAGGAATTGCATGTCAGCCCATTCGGTAAGGTCACTTGGTTCAGCTGCCGCCTCGAGCGCTTCTTTGGAAAGGTGCTTCAGCGGACCAACTGGACCGACATCGCCGAAAGTAGCCTGTGACCATGTAGCATGCTCACGGCGTACTTGCTCACGGGCCATCGACTCCAGAACTCCATCAATCACCTTCACAGCATCAGCCATTGCGTAGCCGAGATTACCGCCGTCGCTTTGTGCTGCTGCGTTGCTGAGTATTTCGCGTATCTGGTGCAGGCGATCGAGTGATACATGACCGTGCGCCGGGTGGTTAGTTGTCATGGGTTAGTCCGTCCAGTAAGTAAGTTCTTCCGCCAGGCGGTCATCTGCTTCGGCTTGGTTAGGGATATCAGCATCGGTTTCTATGCTGGCTCCGGCAAAATCACGAGCACAAGCTTTGCGGTGTTTACGATTGCCCATGCCCCATTCTGGATTTTTAAGCTCTTTGTTCCATGCCCGTAGCATGAGTTTCATTGGTGACTTTGACATCTCATTCCCCCTTCACGCCAATGCCAGCGGCGCGGTCAATGCGTTCAATTTCTGCCAGAATAAGAGCGCCAGCTTTTACCAAGTCGCAGCGTGCTCCTGATTGCTTCCACCAATCAGGCGACCACGGCCAATGTGCTGGAGTGGAGAAACCTTGGTTGTGCGCATGAATTGCGTAACAAGCCGCTGCATCTGCTAATTCGCTATTTTGATATGCGTTGTCATGTTCAGGAGTCCATCCTTCAACCGACTGTTGCCGCTGACGTTCGGCTACCACATCCAGAATTGCTGGATTGAATGAACGCGCCTCCAGTTCTGCTATGCGCTTCTCTGCGGCTTCCAGCTCATCCAGCAGTGCCAGCACGGTGGCGGGGTTGGCTGCGGCGATAAATGCAGCATCACGCGCTTCGTTTTCACTGAATACCATGGCTATTTGCTCATGGTTCACGCCGTCAGTGGAGTAAATCTCATCGTCGAACTCAACAGCCCACCGGCCTTTCGTCGCCTTCTCCGCTGCTTCCCGTAATCCACGTTTGTCGATGTTGCTCATTGGGCGGCCTCCTCCATGGCTGGGTCTGCTGGTAAAGTCATGTGCGGCACTTCAATCAGTTCTGCCCGAGCATCAGCCGTGTTAAGCGCCATTAATGCGACGATCCGCTTCTGCTCAGCATCCATTCGTAACGCTACTGTCTTGCCGTTCATATTGAAGAACACCGCAACGTTTTTGATATCTTCGATTTTCATACCCCTACCCTCCCCCAAACCATCAATACCCTTCTCATCGCCGCGCTGTTGCGGCACTCCTGGCAGATCACGTTTGTGTCCGTCCGCTGAATTAACTTCGACTTACCCTGCTTCATGCCAGGTATCGTGTCAGGGGCGAAGCGCATTCCGTAGCTGGTCAGGCTGTAAAGGCGCTGGCCGTATTTTCCTTCGCAGCGGATCAGGCCGTCTGCCAGCAGCGTGCTCACCGTTCCGGATATCTTTTTGGTGTCCATGCCGATAAGCCCTGCCAGTTTGACGTTGTTCAACCCTGGGTTGTTGCGCAGGGCTGCCAGCACCTGCTCACGGATTGTTATGTTCATGTCACACCATCCCGTTCGACTTGTTGCGGTTGTACTTGGCCAGCAGCAGCTGGATCGGCGTCGGCCCTTGCTCGGCAGCTGGTGCGGCAATAGCCCGGCGTACCGGCGGCACTGGCTTACCCTCGGTGACGCGCCTTTCCCACATGTCCAGCAGATCGCCTGCCTCGCGTGCCAGTTCACCATGCGTTAACTGGCGCTCGGTGCTGCGGTGGCGCAATTCTACGCAAATGTGGTACATGACCGGCTGCGACCATGGAAATTGCTCGCTGGAGATGAATTCGAACGAGCGGTTACGCCAGTCCCAGTATTCGGCGATCACCTGGTCAACGTTGACGCCCAGCGCGCCGCCGCTCTGCTTGCACCAGGCGACGAACTGGCCCGGCGACGGCAGGAATGGGCGCTCCTGGCGGCGGGCAATGCGCATGCCGGCATCGACCTGAGCCATGGTGTGGATCCCGTTCTCCTGAAACGCCAGCAGCCACTGACGGCGGAATTCGTTCAGGTCTTCCTGGGTGCGGAAGTTCGCCATGCTGGCCGGGAACGCGGCGCGCAGCTCGTTGAACAGCTTGTTGAATACCTGCGCCACCTGCTCGACCGGCGCGCACTCCTGGTACTGCTCTGGCAGGTTATGGGCCATGCGGCTCATCTGCTCGCGGTCGTGGTTACGCATCTGCTCTGCAAGAGATTTCATCGGATCACCCCATAGGCCCAGTCAGTGTTGTTGAAGTCCAGATCTGGCTTGACAGCGCGCTGCTCACCTCCGGCGTTACGCTGCATTGTCAGCTTGTCCCACTGCTTACGCAGGCTTTCGGGACTCAGGATGTTGGTCTGCCAGAAGTGGTGTTTGCTAGCCCAGTCATACAGCGCGCAGATGTCCTGGTGCGACCGGTTGTCTATCTGGCGCATCAGGCGAACAGTGTTAGACCAGGAGGTCATGTCCGGGGCTTTGCAGGTTGGGTTAATCAGCTTCACCCTGGAGGAAATCCACTTAGCTGTCTCGAGGTCTTCAGCAGAGCCCCACTTCGCACCGGATGGTGTGTAGACCGCAGCTTCAGGATGAGTTGATAAAAATTTCTTCAGACGTGCGTCAGAGGATTCGTCAGAATTCTCGGACGAAGATCTTTTAATACTGTTCTTGTTTTTGTATTGGGTGTCTACCGTTTTCGGGAAGGTTATTCCTGATTTCGGGAAGGATTTTCCCGTTTTCGGGAATTTTCTTCCCGTTTCCGGTTTGTCTAAAATCCATGCTGAAAGGTCAGTGTTTACACCGACGATTTTCATCATGCCCTGCTTCTGTGAAAAGATGATTTTGCGTTCTGCGAGAGACTTAAGCGCGTCCGATACATGCGTATCGCTCAGGCCCGTAAGCTCGGCAATAACCGTATTTGTCACGCGGTCCTGTTTCTTGTTCCAGCCGTAGGTAAGCCAGATCACCGCCTCAAAACATTGCCATTCCCGGCCTGACAGTCTCAGGCGAGGCTTAAGCTGTTGGATCTCGTTAGCGACCTTGGTATACCCGTTCGACAGGTCGGCCATACGACCTCCCGGTTGTTCGGTTTTATTTGGGAAATTGATTATTTCAGCGGTGTTTGACATACTGTTCTCCGCAATTACGCACTGTTTTTGCACCTGAAAGCCGTTGGTGTTCGCGCACCGCGGCTTTCGCCATTTTTGAACCGGTCATATAGCCCCCAGCATCATCTGCACCATCTCCATCAGTGGACCGGTTAACCCAGGGTCAACGCGATACATCTCCACGATCCCCTCGCTCAACTCTTTCAGCTTTTGATGGCGTGGCGCATCCATTGCGACGGCAATCTTCGCTTCGCTGGTTTCTTTCTCCAGCCGAGCCAGGCGGGCCATAACGTTGTCTTCTGGTAGCAGACGGTTGCGGTATTCAATCGGCAGGACCGCCAGGATTGCCGGAGTCAGCTGGCGAACGTTCTCACGGTACCGTTCGCTGTTGAAATGGTTATCCAGGAAGCGGAAAAGCTTCTGACGCTGTCGGCTGAGGTCATCAGGGAAAGTGATCTCGTCTCCCCCTTGAGCCTGGTACTCTTCGATGATCAGAGCAGAAACGACATCCTGACCATCTACACCCGCCCACGCACGAACGGCATCGCGGATCTGGTCATGTTTATCTACCGAGACAGGTTGATTGCGATTTATCATCGCAGCCGGTTGATATCCGCTATTTTGATGAAGTGATAGTGATTGCACGTTTACGTCCTCGTTTCTTGCACTGGTAAGGCATCGGTTGGATTTGGATATAAGTCAGGCCGCAACTCATGCGGTGTGACCCCCGTAAGCTCAAAAACAGAGAGAATGTGATCGGGCGGAATGCCAGTTTTTTTCCAGTTGGAAATTGTCATTTTTGAAAATCCAAGCGCTCTTCCGAGTGCCGCACCTGTGCCGAACTTTTGAATAGCTTTCTCAATACCAGTCATAGGACCTCCTTAGATGGCAAAAGTAAAGCATCATTTTACTATAAAAGTCAAACCATGAATGCCTACCTGACAGTAAAGCGATCATTTACACTAATGAAATGAGCGAAAAAACAATGACAAATGAGCTGATTTCCAGGCTTACAGAACTGAACAGGAAAGGTTTCTCTAAAACAGAGATGGCCAGGGTTGCTGGCGTCAGTAAGCAAGCTGTTTCCAGTTGGTTCAAAACAGGAAGAATCAGCAAAAGTTCTGCATTAGCGGTTGCTGACGCTGCAGGGGTGTCCGTCCCCTGGCTACTTGGTGAGGATGTTGGAGAGAAGGATGGTCTTAAGCCTGATGAACAACGTATTCTGGAGCTCTACAGACAGTTACCGGAAGAAGAACAGCAGAATATGATAAGGATCTTCTCCCTGCGTCTGAAGGAACTCGATGAACTATATGCCAAGTACATGAATCGCAGAATCAGGGGCGATGCTGATTAGCTAAGTGATACTCTTGTACATGAGAAAAAATACACACGAATCAGATAACCCACAGGTCAGACGACTCAATGAGATCACGAATAGTAAACATCTCTCAAAAGCAGATCTGGCCAGAATTTGTGGCGTAACATCCCAGTCGGTTAACAACTGGTTTGTAAGGGGAACTATTGGGAAAAACTCCGCACTTAAGCTAGCTGATGCGCTTGGTGTGAATTTAGCCTGGGTTTTGGGGCAGGATATAGGGCCCAATGATGGATTAAAAAGTAATGAGCAAGAGCTTTTACGCCTTTTCCGTCAACTCCCCGAAGAGGATCAGGGTGGAGTTCTTAAGGCGGTATCACTGCGCCTGAAGGAACTCGACGATCTGTACGCCAAATATATGGGGCGGCGGATTAAGGGCGATGCCGAGTAACGAGCCGCTGGTGCCCAGGAAGCATGGGTAGACAGGGATAAAATCATGAGAATTGGTATAGTGTTTCCGATCTTGGTGTTCATCGTAGCTATGGGGTTTATGGCATGGTTTATCATCGATGGATACGCAACACCCAGCGGCTAATTCGCAGTTCCACCGGTTGATAGCTTATAACAAATTATAGTAGTTGAAGGTGAAACAGATCGGGTATCTTCTGATATAACAATGAAACATTTTGTCTATAGATAGCATAGCTTGCAACTAGATTTCAGTTGCACTACCTTTAACAGAGGATGTATCCTTCGTGGGAAGAAAGGAAAAGCTAAAGTCAAAGTTAGACGGCTTACCCAAAAATTTTACTTGGGATGAGTTCGTTACTCTCATGAACCAGTATGGCTTCAAGCTTTTGAATGCTAAACGAGGTTCTGGCCGTAAATTTTACAACCAACGTGTTGATAGATTGGTCATTTTTCATGAGCCTCATCCTGAAAACACCCTCAAAAGGTACGTCTTGGAAGAAGTTAAACAGCTGTTAGATGAGATTGATGATCATGAATAACTTGATGAAATACAAAGGTTACTATGGTAGCTCCAGCATTTCATTTGAAGATGGGGTGATGCATGGAAAACTCGAATGTATAAATGATCTCGTCACTTATGAGGGTGCAACGGTTGCAGAACTCCGTGCAGCCTTTGAGGAGGCCGTGGACGATTACCTCTCCACTTGTGAAGAGATAGGAAAATCTCCAGATAAGACAATGAGTGGTTCGTTTAACATCCGGATAGGTGAATCCCTGCATAAAAAAGCATATTTAGCTGCTAAAGCTAAGAATATGACTTTAAACGATTATGTAAAACAGGCTGTCAGTGAGTCAGTTAATGGGAAAAAAGAGGTTCACTACCACTTTGAAAAACCGAGGGATGTTAGAGAAGTTACTTTCTTCTCATCCCGTAGACGTACAGAAGAGACCTATTGGGAAGTTTCAGTAGACAACGGAGTGCCACATTGATGCTTGATAAAATTCGCTTTAAGGGATTTGATCTCGAGGGTTCTTCCCTTTTTATCGACGACAGTGATAATTCTGAAGGCGGAAAATATAGCTTAAAATTTTCTGAGCATCACGTTGTTCCTCAAAAAGATGAAGATGGAAATTGGCTCTTTATTGAAGTTAAGCCATCGATAACTGGTTTCCCTCGCGATAAAAAAGATTTTGATGATGGTGAGGATGTATTGTTCAAGGCAGAGGCTACCTTGACACTAACATTTGAGTGTGACCTCGATGAAGAAGTAACTGAGGATTTTTATAATGAAAATGCTTGGTTTTTTGAAAATTATGTATATGTATGTACAAAAACAGTTTTTGAAAATATGTTCAAAAACACAGTGTTAGATACTATAACGTTACCTTGGTCCCCAACATCATCTAGAAAATAATCTCCAACCCGGCCACCGCGCCGGGGTTTCTTTTGCCTACCCTTTTCGCACTTCCTCAGCAGCAAACCTGAACACCTGTCGCCAAAAATCGTTCTGCTCAATATCCCCCAGCGACTCCAGCATTGAAATGATCGCCTCAGTAGTGGGCGCGTCTCCATGTGATATCAGATTCAGCGTCGCTCTACCTACCGCCTGACATACATCGTTGTAACCCACGTAGAACTTTTCCATATCCCACCCTCAATGATGTTTTTTTTCATCATACACACTTTTAGTTGATGCAATCATCTCTAATCTGGATAAATTTCGCCCAACATACAGCTATGCTTTACCTTTTTAATCTGCATTACTTGACTTAATGGTAAAGCGGTGTTTTACTTACTCCATCAACACAACCACCTAGGCAGGACGCCCACGAAGAAGCCGTCCGGGGCATACGAAGACCGGAATGAGGTGGTGAGATTAACGCGCAGTAGGTTTGAAACGTTCCGCCAGCCTGGCGACAAGGGCAAAGCACAGAGTGAGCTTCGCGGTGGTGAACTGCAGAGTTAAAACGCTCAACTGTGAAGATCAGCATCACGGCGCCACTAGCGAAGTTCACTCAGAAAACTGGAGAACATCATGGTTCATCAGCACTACGGTACACAGACGGTAAACCGCGGCGCAGTTCAGCCGGGGATGCTCGTCAAACACAAAGACTCAACCTGGACGGCATCAGCTAACGCTCGCGGACGTTTGTATCTGCATCGCGGCGTAGAAATGACTTACACCAAGGATTTGCTGGTTGAAGTTTATCTGAACGGTCTGGGGAATGGCCTCAGCCATTAACGGAGAGTTGCCAAAACACTTTAAGGACAGGTGATGAAAAAAGAATGTGGTTATTGCCACAAGCCTGTTGAAGAAGGCGCAGAAGTAAAGAGCACCTTGCTCTATCTCAACGGTTCGCAACTGGCACAGAAAGAAAAAGAATATTGCTCTAAGCAATGCGCTGAATACGACCAGATGGCGCACGAAAGTTAAATAGCAGTCCTGAAATATGAAATGAAAAATTCGCCATTAATTTGGCGCGGCTTCTTACACCCTTAATTTAACAACTGGAGATTTTATGGAAATCGTAAAAATCGAAATGAACCTGAAAGCAGTGAATAAAGAAGTGGCTGCATTCAACTGCGATAAGAAAGTATCAGGCGTTATTCACTCAACTACAAACGGTGAAACAACAGTCATTCTCGACGGTGGCTATGTGCTTGGCAAGTTTGATTGCCCGCACTGCGCCATTGAGGAGATCAGCTTGCTGGCACTAAAAATCAGCGATAGCGATTACGCCGGCTGGGGAACCTACCGTACATACAAGCAAGATTTTATGAATGAGGCGATCGTAGCCGTCAGTTAAGCGAAAGCCCACCGAAGTGGGCCCGCCATGTCCGGCCTCACCGACCAAAGTTACACCGGAAACAACATTAAAACCAAAGTTAACCCAATGGGCGCTATCAATGGTCCGGGGATTCTAACACCCAAAAATGAGGATCTCACATGGAATTTTTCCATCTGATAAAAGCCAGTCAGAAGTCTGGCAAGAAAGATGCAGTGATTTGGTTCACTGCGAAAAGTGTAGCGCGCGCCAATCTCCAACTCGATGTGGCACTGGAAGAAGCCGGAATTGAAGAAACTGGCCGCGGTAAAGATTATGCCAAACCAATCCGCACCGATTTCCCGGTATATGACGACCTGCCGGAAGAAGGCGCAGTGGATTACACCTGGTGCGAACGCTACGAACTGCAGAACGATGACCGCACCTGGCTGCCAAAAGTCACAGCTGAAAACTCTGACGAGAAAACGGCTCAGACCGTTGATAGTCACATAACTACTGAGTCAACGCTGCCAGAAACCGCTGGCATCACGCTGGACGAACACGACGACGACTCAACCCTCTACCCGGTAGTGCAGATGCCGTTTCGTAAGCAACTGCTTTCCCAGTTCACCGCCGACGAACTGCGCCACCACGTAACCCGCGAAGAGTACGAAGCTATCGGCGCGCTGGAGATGGACACTGATAACAGTTACGTCCAGAACTTGCTGTTAGCTGCTGAGAACTGCCCGGAAGTGAAGGGTTACGACACCAAAGACCTGTGGCGCTACACCGATGCCATTCGCAAAGTGTTCAGCCAGGACAAGCGTCACGAACTCGCGCTGGTACTCCGTTTCACCAGAATGTGGGCGGCGACTGATTACATTGACCGTGGCATCCTGGCGCGTGAATGGGCTGCCGGTAATCACATCAGTAGTGTTCAGCGTACTGATTCCGGAACCAATGCCAACGGCGGTTATGTCACTGACCGTGGACCTGATGCATACCATACCCTTGACACTCTCGATTTAGAGATTGCATGTGCCCTTCTGCCTATGGACTTCAACCATCTGGAAATCCCGGGCAGCATCCACCGCCGCGCCAAGGAGATTGTCGCGAACAAAGAAGAACCATGGAAATCATGGAGCAAAATCCTGCGCAACCAGCCCGGCGTTCTGGCTGTTAACCGCGCGGCCATCTTCAACCTGGTGCGCATCGCGCCTGAGAATATCCACCTAACGCCGGTTGCTCATCTGGAGTTCGTAAACCAGACGATGACGGCTGAATTTAATGCTGCGACTGAGTTGCTGCCTATTTATGGCAATAGCGAGCATAAGCAGGAAGTAGTTACCCAGGAAATGGTAGATGCGGCATGGCAGAAGGTTGACGAAGTGTTGGAAGAGTTTCATGGCGAGTTGAACGCCGGTGAACAAAAACGACCTGAACCTGCGCTTTCTGTTGTGGATCTGATGCGCCAGCGCGCTGCTGATGAAAGGCTTCACCCAGCAAACATTGAAGCAACCTCCACTGATAGCCAGCCTCAGGTCGCTAACCTCGGCGGCGGCATGTTCTCCATTGATGGCCTGATGAGCGAAAAACAACCACAAACAGATGACCGTTCACCGGTTACAGAGGAGACCACCAGCGATGTGCAGATGGAAGAGACTGACCCGGCGGAAGGAGAAACTGGTAACACGGTTCCACCAGGCGAAAGCTCTGATGCAGCTGATCCGCAAACAGCTTCCCTGACCCCGGCTGAGGTTCTGGCTGCCGTGGCGCCGGAGCTGGCGAACGACTCACAGCCGGAAATGACCACCGAAGCACCGGAGGAAATCGCCAGCACGCCGGAATACCCTGCCTATTTCGAACCGGGCCGCTATGAAGGCCTGCCGAACAACATTTACCACGCAGCGAACGGGATCAGCAGCACCCAGTTGAAAGATGCGCGCGTTAGCCTGATGTTCTATCACGGTCGCCACGTGACCAAGACAATCCGTCGCGAGAGCAGCGAGGCGCTGACGTTCGGTAGCCTGTCTCACACGATGGCACTGGAACCGGAAAAGCTTCACGAAGAGTTCGCGGTGTTCCCGGGCGTTCCGGAGGGAGCATTTACCACTACCGACTCCATGAAGGCGTTCATCCGCGAATTTAATGCGGATAAGCCAAAGGCCGAGCAACTGAAGCTCACAGGCAAGAAAGAGGAACTGCAGGCGGCGATCCGCGCGGTGAATCCGGATGCCATTTTCGCTGATGAGTTCGAGCAGGAATGGCGAGATAGCGTTGCCGGGAAAACCATCCTGTCCAGTGAGCAGTTGGCGCTGGCCACGGCAATTCAGCAGGCCCTGCTTAACCATGAATCGGCCGGAAAACTACTGCGCCACCCTTCCCGTTCAGTCGAAACCAGTTACTTCGGTATGGACGACGAAACTGGCCTTGAAGTCCGTGTACGCCCGGACCTTGAGGTTGAAATAAACGGCGTTCGTATCGGCGTTGACCTGAAAACGATCAGCATGGGCCGCGTTAAGCAGGAAGGCCTGCGCGCCAAGCTGCACCGGGAAATCATCGACCGCGATTACCACCTCAGCGCGGGCATGTACTGCAGCGTCGCTGACTTTGATCAGTTCTTCTGGATCTTCGTTAACAAAGACGAGGGTTACCACTGGGTTGCGGTCATTGAGGCTTCGGAGGAACTGCTGGCGCTTGGCCGAGAGGAATATCAGAAAACCATGCGCGCCCTGGCTAAGGCTTATGACACCAACTGCTGGCCTGCGCCGATCACCGAAGACTACACCGACGAACTGAACGACTTCGACCTGCGCCGCCTTGAAGCGCTGCGTACTCAGGCATAAGGGGAATGACGATGGAAAACATGAATATCGTAAATGCGGAGCAGCAGGCTCCAAACACTATCTCTGCCAGCAACGCCATCTTCAATGTGCAGGCGTTAACCCAGCTGCAGGCAGTTGCCGGTTTGATGGCGCAGGCCGCCGTAACGGTCCCTGAACATCTTCGCGGCAACCCAGCTGACTGCATGGCCATCATCATGCAGGCTATGCAGTGGGGCATGAACCCGTACGCGGTGGCGCAGAAAACGCACCTGGTCAACGGCGTGCTGGGGTACGAAGCGCAACTGGTGAACGCGGTGATCTCCAGCTCTAACGCCATTGTGGGCCGCTTCCATTATGAGTACGAGGGTGACTGGTCGAAATGCGCCAGCAGCCGCGAAGAGATAGTGAAGAAGCCAGCAAAAGGCGGCGGGACGTACGACAAGAAAGAAATGGTACGCGGCTGGACCAGCGCCGACGAGCAAGGCCTGTCGGTTCGTGTGGGTGCCGTCATTCGCGGCGAAAGCGAAATCACCTGGGGCGAACCGGTGTTCCTCTCCAGTGTGATTACGCGTAACTCTCCGCTGTGGATTTCGAATCCGAAGCAGCAGATCGCGTATCTGGCCCTCAAATACTGGGCGCGCCTGTACTGCCCAGCAGTTGTTCTGGGCGTGTACACACCTGATGAAGTGGAGCAGCGCACCGAGAAGGAGATTAACCCGGCCCCCGCCCAGCGCGTAAGCCTGTCTGATATCAAAAGTGACAGCGTAACAACAACGCACAGCGCGCAGGAATCGGCGGCAAACATTGACGCTATGGCCGATGAGTTCCGGGATCGTATTGAAGCGACGCAGGACGTGGATAACGCCAAAGCAGTTCGGGCCGACATCGAAAGCGCCAAGAACACCTTGGGCTCTGCACTGTATACCGAGCTGAAAAATAAGGCCGTGAAGCGTTACCACTTGGTGGATGCGTATAACCGGGTCGAGGCAGCAATCAACTCCCTGCCGCAGCCCGGCGAACCGGATGGTGCCGAGCGCTTCGAGGAAGTCGAGCGCGTGCTGGCGTCAGCCAAACGTCACTTGGGCGATGAGCTGCACGATAAGTTCAGCATCACCCTGGCGGATATGAAACCGGAATACGTGGCCTGACGAGACCGGGAGGGGTAACCCTCCCTCAAGGAGATTATATGCGACTGATCAATCGAGGAAGTAAGCAATCACCTTTAGCTCGCCAAGCATGCGACATCGCGCTGGCAGCTCACTTGCAAACATATGGCGACTATGGGCGAAGCAAGATGAAAGAGACTTATACGGTGAAGGTTGAAGGCGTGAAAGTCTGGGTGGAGGTGGTGAACCGAAAGGCGAGCTACGTGGCCACGGCGATGACAGGCATGCGCCGTCTCCGCTCCCTGCCCGGGCAGGTTGGTTGAAAAAGATTTTGAATGGCCCGAACGGGCAACTGGAGAGAGCTATGGATGATATTTTGGTAACGTCAGACCTGACCAGTCGCTACAAAATTTCACGCAAAACCCTTTGGTCATGGCAAAGTGCAGACACAATGCCTCGGGGCTTCGTATGCCCGTTCCCACCCCCTGACTGGCCCGGCAACCCTAACCGCTGGCGCTCTGAGTCAATCAAAGAGTGGGAGGATAAAAAGAAGATAAATTAACTGAAGGGCTCTCCGATGATCTCTTCAAGATGGCTCTGCCAAACGCGGAGCCAGTGTTTCTGATCATCGATATAGTCATGAAGGTTGTAATGCGCCATAACCCCCACCATCTGATGCCCGAGCAGCTTTTCAATTACGTGCGGCGGGCAACCTAACTCAGAGAGATTTGTGGCTATCGTCCGCCTCATATCATGAAGCGACCACTCTGCCATACCTGTTCCATTCCAAATAGAACGGGCGTAATTGGATGCCACAGGTGAATGAACGGGCGAATCTTTGATCCCGCCATCAATTTTACGTTGTGAAGTCACCAGGTGATTGGTGTTTATTTTCTTGAGGTGATTTCTGACCAGGTTAACGGCGGCGTCTGAGAGTCCCCTTCTAATATGTACCCGAGTTTTATAACTGCCCGCAGGCACGACCCACTCATTATCATCCAATCGAAACCATGATCTCTCACTAAGTCGAATCTCAGCCGTACGGCATCCGGTAAGCATAATAAATTTCACCAGGAAAACGGACTCTATCGACATATGGCTTTTCAACCACTGATAGATTTTGCGCAGATCGTCATCGTCCATCCTGCGAGTTCTCTTTTTAGGCTTTTGCCCGACATCAGATGGCAGTAATCCCTCGAGTGGGTTTGAGGCGATCACACTTCTGTTAACGCAGAACCTAAACGCCCGTTTGCACAGCGAAAGCATGTAATGAGCCATCACCCTGCTTTCTATAGAATCGAAGACGTTGATCCAGTGCATTTTCGCTGTGTTATCGACTTTGACATTCTTCATCGGTTCGGCGATATGTTTCTCAAACACCTGGCGATAGTAATCGACTTTAACTAGCCCGTTAGCGATACAGTGCCTTTCAATCCAGTAATTGAACGCTTCGGCAACGGACATCGCTTCCTGTCGGGTCTGCTTATCCAGCTTCACCTGCTCTCGCGGATCCAGTCCCTCAGTTAACCAGTTTCTGAATTGTTGGCGACGCTCTCTTGCCTGGGTGATACTCATTGCAGGATAATCACCAACATTGAGTTTTACCGCTTTACCGGCCCAGCGATACCGATAGAAAAATGATATTTTTCCGGCCTGGCTGATTCTGGCGTTGAGCCCGTGCGAATCAGAAATAATCTCGATATCATCTCTTTTCTTGCCGAGCGCCTTCCTGAGCTTTGTGTCGGTGATCAT